TGATTTGAAAGCTTCTTTTTTAATATCCAATTTAGCTTTCTTCTCATTATGAAGTTCTCCTTCTCTAGTTATGGCAAATTGATAAGATGGTTTATCATGACGTTGTTTCCAACTTTTGGCAATATCATCAGACCATGCTTCTAACAATCTAATTGAAATATAATCCATTGGATTACTTAGATTAAATTTATTATTAGCATCTTCTTTAAACAATCTTACAGTATATGTTTTCCAAAAATCATCATAAACAGATAAATTCAAACCTGTTAATTTTTCTAGATGATCTTTTTCTTCAGTACTAAGAATATTAGCAATACTACCATTTCGTTGTAATGGAGCACAAAACTTTTTTACAGCTTTACTTAACATACCACCAGCAATAACGTGATTGTCTGGTACATTAGCTGCCATACCTTTTTTACGAGGTATAAACTTTACAGTAATTGTTCCTTCTGGTAATTCACCAGTTTTTAAAAATTCTTCCTTTAAACTCATTTCTCCCTGTATTTTTATGAAGTAGGGTGGCTATTAAAACCACCCTACATTATTATTAAATTTTTATTTTAATTTTATTAAGCTGCTAACAATGCTGGTTTTAAAGTTGCAGTTCTAGATGAATCTTTTACAAGAGCACCACTCCATGTCATAGATGTCATGATAGCAGAATCTTCCATATGATTCATTACACCACCTCTTCGTCCAGTAAAAGGATCACGAATACCAGCTTTATATCCACGTAGTTCTTCATGACCACGTACTTTTACTTTTTGGATATTAGGCTCTTCCATAGAACCAATATAAAGAATATCGTAACGGTAACTTTCAGCTACACCACCATCTGGGTGAAGAATCTTATTACGTACTTTATCATCATACATTGGGTCAACTTCTAACATTACGTGAATGTTATTAGGAGCTCTCCATTCAGTAAATTGGAATCCAGCTCCATAAGAGTTGGCATGGAATTGAGAACTAGTCTTTTGGATAGCAACAGTACCTGTATTATCAAATCCTACAGAAGTCCATCCAGAAGCTTCTTTTGTTACAGCTCTATGGAATTGAGCAGCACCACGTTCACCAGTTCTAAGCATGAACTTTCTTTCACCAAAATCTAGTTTACCTTCTGAAAGTTCACTTAGCAAATCTTCCAACATTGCAATTGAGAAAGTATTATAACTAGTAGTATTGGAAACTTCCATTTGTTCCCTAATACCAGAACCAGCTTTAATCTCAATATTAGATGCTCCTTTATTAAGGAAACGTCCGTTGGAATCTCGGTTGGTTTTACCAAACATCAAAGTTTTAGCTTTAATGCGAGAAAGTGCTTTTTCAAATTGCCAGTATACTTCTTGCATCCAAGTTACAGACTTATGAACTTTTCCTGTATTAGGATCTCTTGTTTCAATTCCACCAAAATAAACTGGTTTAACTTTACAATCGATCATAGCACCAGAAACTTTATGTTCCAATCGCAACGTTGAAATACTGTTCCTCATTAAATAAGGAGAAGTAAACTGAATGTCAGCACCTTCATTAGATAGTTCATCTTCAACATAAGCAGATTCAATACTAAATCTATTTCCACCTACAAGTTCAGAACCTGGAACTCCATTAAGAGTTTCTTCACCACCGAATACTTCAGCTTTATATACATAATTACCACCTTCTTCTTCACCATCAGAAATCAACCTAAATTGATATAAATCAGGATGAGGACCAGCAATTACATGAATTTTAGAGAAATACTTCTCTTCAAAAACCAATTCGATTACATCTCTAGCAGCACCTACTCCAGTGTCAGAAGACTGTACTGCTGTACCAGCAACACGAGCTTCTACAAGAGGAATATTTCTCTCATCACTACCAACTACTTTCCATACAAAGTCATCAGCTGTTTCCAGCGTCTTCTCTGGGAACAAAGAAAGCGTGGTATCTAAGTTTTTCATTCCAGAGTTTTGTAATAGGACAGTAGTAAGCGGAGACACCAACTGAGGTTGGCTACCAAAGATAGCACCGATGTGGTTTTTTAATGTTAGACCAGACCAGGATTTACCCTTAGTCATTACAAACTTACCTACACTCATAATTATTAAA